TCGCGCTGTAGTTCACCAGTCCTCTGTCAGCGTAGACGGTGGTGTTAGCGACACCTGACTGAGCAATGAGGGACCTGATGGTCATCGTGGATGCTTCCGGGTCAGTGTTCTGGAGCTGTGCGTTGACAGCAGCCTTCTGCCCTTCGTTCAGGTTAGCCGCTGCCCACTCCAGAGCCTTCATGGCAACGTCCTGACCGCCGACAGAGTTGACCACCTGCTGGGTGCGGAGGGTAGCCTTAGCCACCTCAGCCTCCAGGAGACGGTCAGCTACAGCCCGGCTGTGTCCGTTAGCCTCGAACTCAGCGTACAGTTCATCAGTGAACTGCCCGCCGTTCGCAACTACCGAGTCCATGATCCGCCCGTAGTCCTGCTCGAAGAACTCGTCGACGGTTTTGCTAGGCGTCTCCTTGACCGACAGGTCGAGGTCGACAGGCTCGCTTGCTTCCGCTTGCGTTTCTGCCGGGGCGTCAGCAATGACAGGTTGTTCCGGTACTTGCGCTTCCGGCGTGGGTTGGACTTCTTCAGAAGATTCAATAGTGACAGAGTCGCGGTTATCCATATTTCTCAGGTGCGGTCGCAGATGTGTGTAGGCTCAGTAGCCGTGTGGATACTGAGTCCCTTGTCTACAAAGTTAGTGTACCAGGAATCAGCCAACTCGAAGCCGAGGCGGGCCGCTCCAGTGGCAGTGAGGTGAAGGTCATTCGACCCGATATGCCTGTTGGGGCTGTTCTGCCCGTACAGGGTGAACGACTTGCGGTAGGGATCCCCATCGAACGCAGCCTCGATGGAGTTTGCACCACGCTGGTGGTACTTACTGGAGCCTGTGGCCTCAGAACCGTTAGCACCAGTCTCGACGTTGACCGGGTTCATGCACATGAACGGGATGTTAGCCGTACTACATGCAGTCTCAAGAGCGTCAGCAATAGCGGCCACACTCGCACCCAGGTTATCGCACGGCTTGTTCACGTTGTCGAACGTACCAGCAAACGGGCCACCAGTCAGCGAATCGTTGTAGCTGTTCTGGCAGTCCACTGAACCACCGAGGAAGATGACGCCAGCGATCCAGGCGTTCTTCGACTCCGTGGTCTCAACAGCCGCGATGGCGGGCTTGAGGTAGGTGTCGTGAAACCACTCGTAGGCGCTCGCGTAGTCGGTGTTCACCGCAGGGTCGGTGTAGTCAGGGCTCCACGAGAGGCGACGGAAGGCTGCGGCAGCCTTACCAGCAGCCGCACCGTTCACACCCGTGTGGATGTACCGGGGGTAGACCACTCCACCATCGGCGTCCTTGAAGACTTGGTTGAACACGAAGAACTTCCCGAACGTCCAGAGCAGGTTGTTGTCCTGGAGGAACAGGGAAGGGGTGTGGACATCGAAGGGGAGGTCTGAGACACCACCGGTGTGGGGAGGCACTGCCGCAGTACGGGATCCGCCGCTCCAGGAGTTCGCACCCGACCAACCAGCCGCCGCGTAGCCGTCGCTTGAACCGCTCTGGGCCAGAGCAGCACGGGGCTTGCAGTCGTCGACGGCGAACTTACCGTCAGTACCTGTGCCGGTGTATGTACGACCAGGGACATAGCCCCATGATGCCGACTGCTCCCAGTAGTCTTCCCAACTGGCACCGGCACCCGGCTCAGTCGTAGCCCCGGAGGTGTGGGCGACCTTGCAGACGTACTGGTTGTCTTCACCAGTGGCGGGGGTGGCGTCAGCCACGGCATCACCAACAGCGTAAGCCGTCGAGGTGAGCCACGCGGGCTTCTCCAGGAGGAAGAAGTTCTGATCCCACACCTGGAAGGCGATGGAACCGTTGCTACTGTCCGAGATGTAACCCGGCGTCAAGCGGCGCTGGAAGTTCTTACACCCGTAGGTATAGTCAGGATCCACGCGGCGGTCGGCCCCGACTTGGTTACCCACCGTACCCAGTGAGAAGGAGTCACCGATGAGGATGAAGATCGGCACATTGTCGTCACTCGTCGAGAACGCAATGGAGCCGTCAGATGCGGAAGTGAGGGGGAGATCAGCCATATTACTGGGGAGGTTGCTGCTGTTGCGACATTGCGTTTACAGCATTGGGCGCGGCCTTCTCAGCGAGGGCCATCATCTGGGCTTGCTGCTGCTCCTGTTGGAGTTGTTCAGCAGACTTGAGGAGTTCATCGGCGTTGAGACCGACAGAGGTAAAGATTTGGGTGAGGGCGGCGCGGTCGTCGATGGCACGGACTGCGACCTCCGGGCCGAGCACTTGCTGGGCGATGGCCCCAGCTTGCATGAGCTTCTGGGCCAGTTGCCCCCGCGTGATGGCATCGAGGCCAGTGGTCACGACAGGGGTGATCTCTTTGGGGAGCTTCGGGATGTTCGGTCGACGAAGCACCTCGGCAAGGATGAAGTCCACGATGGGCTTCTGGACGTTAGCCGCCAGACCGGAGTACACACCACCGAGTCCGTCCTCCAGTTGCTGGATGACCTGCCTCACCTCCTCAGCCGTGACCCTCTCAGCCTGACGCTGGAAGGTGATGAGGAAGGAGAGCATGAGGCGCTGCTCGATGGCACCAGCACGGCGCTCTGCCACGCTGAAGTCCACCTGCTTGTCCAGCTTGAAGGCTGCGACATCCTCAGGGTTGCCCTGCTTGACCGCTCCGTTGGGCGCTGTCGCCACCGTGCGGGGAGTGATGGCAGCACCGGGGCGCACGAGGATGAGGCTCTTAGCGGCGATCAGAGCGGCCTCAGTCATGGACCGGGACAGCATCTCCAGGGCCAGCAGGTCCCCGTCGTACTCCTCCACATAGGAGGCCCCGTAGTTCTCACCGCTGATGGGCGTGAACCGCATGGGGATGATGGGGAGTCGGTCCTCCTTGTAGACACGGGGGGCTGAGAGCTTCACCCCGTCGATCTCTTGCCAGAACTCGAAGGACCCACTGGGTGTACGGACAGCCCCGGTGTAGAGGGATACGGACTTCTTGGTCGAGGCCCCTCTGATCTCATCCTTGTCCTGTGCGTCGGAGAGGTTGAAGCCCTCAGGCATCAGCTCTGCCGCACGCTGCCTGTCGATCATCTGGTGTGCGACAGCGTGGACGAGGTTACCCTCAGGGTCCCGCTTGACCACGAACTTGCGGATGTCCAGGAACTGGATACCGTTGTCGGTCTTCAGGATGCAGCCGTTACCCGTGATGAGCAGGTGCCGCATAGCCTCCGACATCACAGGACGCCAGCCGCCAGTCTCGAACTCGATCCTCGCGGTCTCCTCGATCAGCCCCAGGTTCTTGTCAATCGAAGCCTGGACCTCCTGCATCGTCTCAGTCTCCGAGCCCGGACTCTGAGAGGCCAGCTCTCGCTTGACGAAGGGATCAACGGCAAGGTGGAAGAACGGAAGCTGGGTCGGGAAGAGGGTGAGGAGGAGCTTCGCAGACAGGTTGTTGACACCTCGTGCTCCGATGCTCTGGTAGTTCTGCGGTAGTTGGTCACGGCCCTGATCCTCCCTGGGAAGCACAGACGGGATGGTAAGTGTCGCACTACGATACGCCCGCTCCAAGAAGTGCGTCCGGTCGTGCTGCGATCCATGCTTATAGAGGGAGTTCAGGGTTTCCATCAGACTCTAAGGGCGGGAATTTGTAGGCGAAACTTTGACAACGTAGAGGCACCCGCTGCCTCTTCGACAGCGGGTGACTTACGGGGCGACTTAGCGACCTTAGGAACACTAGCTACCGGGGCGGCTGCGGGCGCTGGCGTCGGCGGCGGGGGAGCTTCGATCTTCGGTGCTGAACACATCTCTGGAATCCGGGTCGTAGGTTGGGACATCCAACCCGGCATTCTCTGCAATCCAGCGGATCACCTGTTCTCGTCCCTCACGTAGGGCCAGATTCCACATGAATTCGTGGGCCGCTCCGTTCGGATATACATCACCGGGTGGTGTGTAAGGGTAGTGTTGGCGTAGTTGTTTCAATAAACCGCCTATCAGATGTTCCCCCATACTACACCGCCACCTCTTCAAGTAGCCAAGGACGGGGGGCATCGTCAGGGTGCAGGAGGTGGGCCATCGTGGCGTTGGTCATGGCATCCACCTCGTCCAGATCCTTACCCTCGAACTCCTGGACAATGGCATACCAGAGGCTCTCAACCTCGTGGGCGTACACACTCCCCTCAACCTCCAGCCTCTCGTTCAGCCACTTGGCTGCGGTCTTGTCCCCGAACCGGGGGCACCCTTTGTACCCGTCGACCGGGTCACCAGCCAGCGTCTGCTTCAGGTGGTGCCAGCGGGCCTGCTCCTTCGTGTTGCAGATCAGCTCCTTGGGGAGCATATCCACGGACAGATGGAGGAACGGGGCGGGCACCGAGAGGAAGTCTTTGTCGACACTCACGATCACACCCTTACCAGCGCAGGCATCCATAGCGAGGAGGTCATCCGCCTCCAGCCTGTCAGACATCTGAGCCCCCAGGTCGAGGACGTACTCCTTGAGGCGGGCGAACGCCAAGGGCTTGCGGTCCTTGCGGTTGCCCTTGTAGTCCTTCCAGACATCCTTGCGCCAGTTGTGGGAGCCGGAGATGTACAGCGCGTGGCCGTCCACCGTGGACCCGAAGGATGCGACATCAGCCAGCAGGTCAGTGAGGATCCTGTGGAACTTGTCCTTGGCTTCCTCGAAGCTGGAGAAGAGAACGTGGTGGTCTTCACCAAAGATCTCCTCACGCTCCACCGCCTTAGTGGCCCGGTGGATTAGCACATCTGCGTCAATTAGTAGTTTCATCGTTCAGTTGGATGCCGTACTCAGCGGCGATTTGAGAAGCCAAGGCGTTATCACCAACGCCCTGGTAAAGGTAGAGGAACGCACGGCACGCTCCTTCCAGGTCATCGCCCAGTTTACCGATGGCCTTGTTGCAGTTGTTGCACAAAATCCCTCGCACCCTACCAGAGTGGTGGTCGTGATCCACACACGCTGACCTGCTACGGCTAGTGTGGTCCAGCATCGAGAGGCACAGCCAACAGCGGCCCTCGTACTTGTCCTCCAGTTCTTCACGCTCCTCGGGTGACAGACCATAGAGGGTACGGGTCTGGGCTTCAGACTTACAGGTTCGGCAGTAGGACTGTAGACCATCCTGTGCTCTCCTGTCTTTGGCGAAAGCGGTGTAGGCTTTCAGCCCCTTACATTTGTAACAGCGTTTTTTCATCAGTGAGTATCAAGCCAAGAAGCTCCGAACTGCACATCGCAGCGGAGTGGGATACGAACACCCAGTGCAGACTGGGTATCCTCAAAGGCGAGGGTGAACGCACGCGCGTACTCCTCTTCGAGACCAGGGCGCAGAGCAGCCTGGACTTCATCATGTACATGCAAGAGCGGGCGGACATCCTCGCCCCACTTGATGCCCATCTCCTCGCACCGCTCACGCAGCAGCACGAACTGCCACCGCATGACGACAGCCCCGGCGGACTGGAGCAGGGAGTTGAGGGCCGAGTGCTTCGAGCGGGTAGCTACGCGCCTACCGTCGAGGGATGTGACAGCACCAGCCTTGCGGCGGAAGTGCTCAAGCCCACGGAGCAGCGGGTCCATGCCCTGGATCTGTTGGGACCAAGCGCCACGGATCCGTCGACCGAGGCGGTAGTCACCGCCAGCCAACTTGCCGAGGTGGTCATCACCGGCCCCGTATGCCACGGCGTAGGTCAAAGTCTTCCCGTCACTCCTGGATATTTTGACCCCGATGGAGTTGTACAGATCCGCGAACATGCGATGGATATCCCCCTCGTCCACGATCTCCCCGAACTTACCCTCGTCCCACTTCGCAAGGTAGTGAGCCAGCATCCGCAGCTCCAGACCAGAGGC